TCACCTTGATACCCTCTAACACCACCTCCAGGATCCGCAGCACCGGTTTCGGTGTCTTGAGCTGTGTCTTTTCATATTATTGCTACTAACAATCATTTCTTTAGAAATATATACACGTCGAAACCGGTATAGGTTTGGCAGGCTGAGTGTGCAAAAAATGTCTTTCAGACGGCGCCAAGAAGTTATATAAAGAGTTACTCACCTTTTCACTGTCTGCCAAGGTACTCACAGTTTTGTCAGCGGTCCAGCGTCGGTCTTAACCCCTGCACCGATACCGGTCGCGATTCGAATTTCCCGCCGATGTCTTCCCGCGGGAAGAAGGACAGTGTATGGAGGCTGTGGGGCCGTACCGGTGGTATTTCCTTTGTTGTGACTCAACCATCCCGTGAATGACAAACTCAGTGGACAACTATGCACCAGGTGGGACAAGAGTTTATTCACAAGGAACATACATGGAACACAAACGTGACAAACAACATGGATAAACAGACAACAACACATACCACAAAACACAACAAGGAACACAGGGACTACCTGCGCCGTCGCTTTACCGTGGTGGACTGCGCGGTTGGTGCAGGTCGCTTTGCCGCAGACCTTGTCCTTAGGGCGCTCCGTGTCCGTAGGCCTGTCTGCTGCAGGAACTTCCTCCCCAGGGGAAACTGGTCGAGTTCGGTAGAAAACTTATTTGTAAGGTCTACGGTCCAGAAGGTGTGCTTGGCATAGGGGTCGACCTTATCCTTAGGGGGAACCCTGTCCGGACAGCGGGTGGCAGAGGACGTAATAAACCTATAAGTGTCCTCAACACTCGCGGCCGTAGGAAGGGACAGGCCCAGGTTCCAGTTGTCCAGTACATCAGGATCCATAGTATGCAAATAGGCGAGGACCTCAGGGGTAAGGCTAACCTTGCAGAGCTGAAAGATAAACTGCAGGTCAAACTCCTCCACATGCCTCATATATTGCTTGAAATTGCCGGCATTGTAGGTGGCATTGGACTGTGTTGCAATGGACAAGGTGAAGTTAGTGCTACGCGTGGTATCCACCACGGTCAGGAATAGCTGATTGTCCCAGCAGATACCATTATTATTCCCCTGTGCCCTGGAGAGCCAGTAAGGCCTATTGAAAATCTGTGTGTCACTGGAAACAAGGGAACCACTGGGAGTGGGTGTGTACACAGAGGTTGACAGTGTGTTCTGGTTCTGCCCACCATCTGCCTTGAATAGAAGACTATCAGGCACCTGCTCCCCCACAACACCGGCCCTGCTGAAGAAATGGCGGGTGAACATTTGCTCCCTCCTGATAAGGAAGAACAAAGAGTTCCCATGCGGATCAGAGGTCATTTTGAGATAGTCAGGGTATTTGCACACGGACTGACTGATGTCAAGAGGGACATCGGACTTATTCTCCTGCAGCGTCCTGAAGTCCATGTTACCAAATCCCGTGTCTATCATGTCACCATCCTCAATTACAGAGGTGACCAATTCTATGGGCGGACAGTCCCCAGCCTGCGCAGGGGGGTCAGTCTCACAGCGTAGGGCCTTGCCCCAGTGCTCGCCCAGGGGAGGTGTGCAGCCTAACATGAACATTTGTGTTTGTTTATTATCCATGGACACATTCTGCCTATTATCTGTTCCTGGGAATGCGGTATTATATTTCCCTGGGTTCTCAGTGTCATCAAATCTATTGAACAGTGGATGACCGCTGAGCCCTATACCCAATGGCTGGCCCCGGCCCACCTCAATGCCGGTACAGGCCCATACCAGCCTCTCCTTCTCAGGATCATATAGATCAGAATCTGGCAGGCCAAACTTATTAGGGTCAGGCAGTGAGATCCTGAAAACACGGTACTGATTCGAGGACACCTTGGGGACCTTTTCCACATTATACTGATCTAGGATAGGAAAGAAGGGATGCCCCACAGTAAGAAGCCTGGAAGTACTGGCATGATAATAATACGGGGTGCGCTGTACATATTCGTCCGTGGCCACGACCTTGGACACCGACGTTGGAGGCAGGTACACCTTGTTGTTGCTAGGCAGCCACAAAGCCATCTGCAAAGAGAGGTGGGAGAGGGCGTTTTCGTTTCCTCCGTCTGAGGATGTACTGTGGGCCCCAAGCAAACATGAAGGCATTGTCCACAAGGCCTACACCAGGGCGCACAGGCACAATATCAGGGAAGGGGCCGTCCGCAGGAGAAGGAGGCGGCACAGTAGGTGGCACCGCCCACATTGGGGGCAGGGAGGGCGGCGGGACATCCACCAGTATGGTGGAGCCACTAATAGTAACATGGTGAGAGCTCACGTCCCCCCCCCCAAAGGGCGTCCCCTGCGAGACACGAGATACTGTGTAGTCACCCTCGCCACCAGGCCCAGAAAAGGTCGTGAGTTCTATGTCCTCCTCACCCTCACCGGGAATGGGGGAGATGTCCCTGAAAAAGTGGACGCGGGCACCCACCCCAGTACCCCGCCGTGTCTGCACCGTGCCCAGCCTACTGCCAATCCTACTAACTCGGACGGAGCCCCTCCGTGTGGTGAAGGCCGGCCTGTGCAACCGCACGATATCCAGAAAATCAGGGTCATGGGCCTCAGCAGCTTCCTCGGGGTCAAAGGCCAGGGTCACATCTCCCTCAAAGGCCGGATTGTCAAAGGCGACAAGGCGGCGTGGGGCCCCAAGGAAGTCATCATTGAGCACACGCACCTGCGCAGTATCCCGCCCGTATAGGCGGAGTGCACGATACCCACGCACAGAGGTCTCCAGCGGTGTACTTGTGCCAGGACCAAGGTCCTGCAAAGGTATCTCCTCCGCAGGAGGCGGCGGACGGTGACCCCCGGACCTAATAACCGTGTGCCACCCATGGGTAGATTCCCCAATGAATGCATCATCCCCCTGACCCTCATGAAAAAGGGGATTGTGGAACTGGGACTGTGCCACCCTGCTGCGGGAGCCATTTCCAGGCATAGGACTCAGGTCCAGCACAGCAGGTGGAGGCTCCTCCCCGTGGACCACAACATCGGTGCTGGACGTGGTTAAGACAGGGACGTCCGGTGTCACAGTCACATTTGACCCCGCATCCGTGATGGTGGGGATCAGCTCCAGTGGAATGTCCCCCCTCCCAGAACCCCCCTCCTGCAAGGGCACAATAGAAGGGTCCCCCGCGAGGATGGACTCCTCCAATGTTATCAATGGGGGCCGCGGTCGAATAGTAGGCCCGAGGGAGGATGTGCCACCACCAGGCCGCAGTGGCACATAGCCGGTGGCACCACCGGTTCCCTTTCCCGTGCCAATGCCAAGGCCGCCAAAGAAGACCCCCATGCTCCCATATTGCAGGATCTTGTCTGCAATGGTGGTGCCCTCTATCTTGTTGACCACATCTGGCGGGCATGTGCCAGAGGCCTTACAGGTCCTGTACAGGTCGGTGGCAGATGCCCGTTTGGTCCTCCGAGCCCTCACCATGGTTTCCCAAACTTTATTAAAAAAACAAGTGAAAAAGTATAAGCAAAAGCTCTAGCCAAATAAGTATCCACAGTAGAAATATCAAAAGTACATAATGAAACAATGGGGTATTGTGCAACTGTTCTGACCACATGTCCTCACAAAGGAAAGTCCGCCCTAGTGGCTGTCACCCCTTGGGGTAACTGCGCGGTCAGCAGAAATTCCTCCCTCTGTGCACTGTTGTCAAATGAAACACACAGTAGGTGTTTCCCAGTCCGGCTGACACCATCACAGCCCACCCATTGCCATGTTGTGCTGCAATGTCTATAGCTCTTTCTGCGGCCTTTCTTTAGACGATAGCGATAGCACTTAAGTTGGTTTGGGTCACCTTTCAGCACGACCAATGGGGCCGTCAGTGGAACACCAGCTTGACTTTCACTCCCCCAGGTGGTGTTGGGGTCACAGTCACAGAGACACTGAGGCCCGATGGATCCTCTGCCGGCGGTGGTGGTGTAGGTGGTGGTGTTGGTGGCGGCGGGGGCAGCGGTGGGCTTGGCGGTGGCGTCGGGGGTGGAGGGATGTTTTCCTTGTCCTGGCCCCCACCTGGGAACAGGGGAAGGCGAATCGGCGGGCACGGCCTGGGGCCTACGGGCGCACGGGGTGGCAGTTGTGGCGAGCCGTCGTCTTGCAGCGGTCTCAGTGGGCGGCGTGTCCCACGGGGACCTGGAGGTAGATTCCGCTGTGGTGGTGGGCGGGTGGGGGTCCCAACAAGGTCCAGATAGGGACTGCGTGGAGGTGGAGGTGGCGGTAGTGGTGCTAGTAACAAGGTCAGAGTCATGGTGAGAGTCAGTACACAGCACTTTCCAAATACCCAGCTTTGCAAACTTCTGTGCCTCAGTCTTAAAGTTCACATAGTGCTGCTTCTCCCCGTCTGCGAGGTAATATAGTCCTGTGTTGTCCCATCCTCCTTTTCCCTTGCGCCACCCCCCATCTCCTGTCATATAGTACACAGTGTCCCAGAGTACATAGTCCATTTCATTGTCCTTTTCACCATCGAACTGAACCCTGATGGATAGTCCTCCTTTCTTAAAGGTACCAGACGGTGTCTGTCTATAGCTTTCCCAGGTTGTCTGGAGCATGGTCCAGGGCTCCTCTGCGTATAGCTGTCCCAGGCCTTGTAGGGCCAGGTGCATTTCTATTGCCTGTGACGCTCTGCTGTGGGACACCTGTGCCGTGGGCACCGGTTGCCCATTGATGCTTGTGACACCCTTCTTTCGGGCGGCATACAGCAGCGTGTGCTCCTGTCTCTGCAGATACCAATAATATAACTGGTCTCCAATGCTCTGACTGTCCTTCTCAATCAGGTCCAGCTGCTGGTCCTGTAGTGCACCTAAGCGCTGTGAAAGCCTCTCCATGTGACCCCTCCTTCAGGTCGAGCCGCGACCACAACCTTGTAAAAAAAGATTTCCAATTGAGAGCCGTTAGCTCGTATACTGGGTCACCTTTGCTATCTAGGGGCAATGTGTTTGGAAAGCTGAAGCATCTCACTCTGCTGTGCAGATACTTCCACCGGTCCTCTGTGGATATGCCCACATTGGAGGTTATTAAGAGTGGTGGCCCCTTTATTTGTATGGGGGCCCTGTGCTTGGCATCTAGGGACACAGGGTTACCATCCAGAAGGTTTCTCAAATACAGGTCAAAGTAATCCCAGCAGGGGCGTGTCGCATCATCTAACAATGCAACCTTACACTCCCCAAGCGGTTGCAGCCAGAAGTGGCTTTTTGAATTTACAAAGGAAATCACTTTCCCGCCTAGGAAGCTGCAAAGGCTCATGGTGAACAGTGATTTTCCGGTGTTGGGGGGGCCATGGATAACTAGACAATTCCTTTTGGGGATACCCTTTAGGAATTGGGCTAGGGTGTGCATGAAGGGTATGAATTCAATACCTTGGAATTTCAGGAACTGGACTATGGGTCTGTAATTGCCCTCTCCCTCATATCTGTCCGCCTGCTTGCGTACCCATTGCCCCATAGTCATATTGTGCATCTCAGCCTTCTTGTACAGCCTCACCATGGTACAGCAGTCTTTCACATACTTTGCCTGACAGTTGCTTTTGAGGAATGCCTCAGCATTTCTGTCTGAGTCCGCCAATTTTGCATATTCATAGGCAACCTGCGCCTCATCGGTCAGGTCGCTGTCGTATGCCCACTGTATCATGGTGGAGAGTTCGAAGGCACATTCCCCGCCACCGACTGTCACCTGCTTGGTAATCCACTCACACACATCACCGAACACTGTTACTCCCTGCGTAGTGCTCCTTCTATACCAAAATATAGCTGCAGCAGGACATCTGATCTTTGGCGGTTCCGCCACAATATTATAGGCGGGGATTGTCATGTGTGAGCCCAGCAGCTTTGTTAATGTGTCCCTGTTCTTTGCATGAGTGAATCTCAAAAGCATTAGCAGGCTGTTTCCAAGCGCGGAGTGCTCCTTAGTTATGTTACCATAGATACAGTGCGGGCTCAGCAAATCGCTCGTAGCGTCTGCTAATGCATCTGACATTCCGCATGCATACACCACCCAGTCGCCGCAGGTGGTCTTGTTGCTTTTGAACGGCCTGGTCAGGTCGCAAAATGAGATCCCAAACCGTTCCTTAAACTGACCTAGCATGGCGGCTCTGCGCCGCTCCTGCCCAAATGCCTCCGCCACCATGTGCTCCCCCTCGCCGCCATTACCGCCCGGTACCTCTGTTTCGCCCATCTCCTGCGTATTTGCTTCTTCCAGGGTATTCCCATATCCGCTATCTGGTGGGGCCACGAAGAGCCTCCGCTTTGCTGTTTGCTGCGACTCCGTCCCAATGTTTATGGCAGCGAGCCGCGGACTTAAGTCACAGACAGGTTTCACTTTTGGGCTATTTACATGTTTTCTTTTACATTGCGGCAGCACCGCTGTGTCATACAGCGTCTGTGCATGGTACAGAGCTGCACTGTTGCCTTGCGGCACCTCAGTATCATCGATAAAATCTACCATGTCATATCCGTCATCGCTATCGGTCTCCCCGTCCCCCCCGCATGCCCCCCCCTCCTCCTCCGCCTCCACCAGTATCCAGTCACCGCTACAGCCCTCCAGGGGGCTATTACCTTCCTCCATTTTGCCTTCTACTCTAGGCGCACCGTCCGATGGAAGTTTCTGGCACACAGATACTGTAATACTGTGACAACAAATGACCCTGCTTATAGGACGGCGTGCTCCGCCTCTATGACCAGTTCATTGAAAACACTCCCATTGTCCCACAACAATGGCGGACGCACCTGTAGGTACCTAAACCCAGGTTTCTGGCCCTTCGTCGCTGTCTGTATCGCTACTGCTGGATGGTGGTGGCGGTGGGCGGCGGCGGGCTTGACGCTCCCGTAGGCAGAATAAACAGAGTCCCCTTATGCCGGTGCCTATGTAATGGAACCTCTGTCCGTTGTCCACCAAAACGATCTTTTCGTATCCTCCCAGCTTTTTCCAGCAGACCGTGCAGCGGACTGTGATGTTTGCGAGGGGCTGCCCTTCCTCCTTTTCAAGGGTTTCGCCGAATACTGACGAGTGGAAGTCCCTCCAGCACTGCACCTCTGCCTGGAGCTTAATGCACGGACTACAGGCGCCGTATGGCCAGTCTTTCCTCCAGACAATCTGCAGCTCCTTCCACATAAAGGACAGGAGGTCACCAACACTTAGATGTCTGTTGCAGAAGATGCAATTTAAGAGAAGGTCACTATGCTGTATGCCGAGCCTGCAGCAGAGACCCTCAAGATCTGCTGGCCTCTCCGCCATCTCGCATGTTAC